GCATCACGCCTAAGTCATGCACAGGCATGTACAGGTCTAGGGCTTCCTTCTCCGTGAGTTTACCCTTTGAGACCCAGAAGTCCAAGTAACGGTTCACGGTCTCTTCCCATGTCTCCCGTCGTTGTTCCTCTGGTATGTACCGAGCGTACCTAGACTTGTGTATGTACTGTTGATATGCGTCCATCATAATTCGTATTCTCCTCCTGTTAGTAGCGATAGTTTTAGCTGGTCCAGTAAGAAAGCTAGTTCGTACGTGTCCATGTTAGTTGAAACCATGATGTACTCTTCGGACTTAATGATGCAAAAGGCGTCATCGTAGTTCTCTAAGTCTTCATTGTCCATTATGAGTTTAAACACTTCGGGTACGCTAATCCTGTCTGTGTCCTGCTTGTTTCCACCGAAAGCCCCTTGTATCACTTTCATTCCAGTGCCTCCTGTTCTTTGACCATCTTGTTTAAGTACCACTGAGCCTTCCGTAAGTCCTGTAGGCCATTCTTGTATCGCCACCTGTGTAAATATTTTATCACGTTGCCTTCGCAGTACTCAATTATTCCTTCTCCTAGCTGCTGCTTAATATAATCAATGGCCTCTGTACCGCCTTGGTTGTAGTGCTTTGGTTTACTAACTGCGTCCCATTCTTCGGGTGTCGCTAGGTCAATACTCATCTTCGTCCTCCTCTTCAAATGCTAACTCCTCGGCAAAGTACTCCAGTCTGTTTATCAGTTTGTCCTCGAACCTGTCCAGAAGCTCCTCAGAGGTTATCTCCAGTGTTTCCAAAAAGTCTTCAGGATCGTAGGTCCGTAGCAGACGTTCCTTAATTTCTTCCATTGTTAGAGACATCTTCTATCAACTCCTCTAGCGTATCTAATGTGTACCACGGGAACCCCTCTTTCTCACACCATTCAGACATTGTCATCTTAGCACCCTTTCTTACTTTCTTGTTTGGACCCATGAGGACAAACACAAGTCTCTGGTAGCTCTCTAGGCTGTCCCTGACTGCTTTGTACTTCTGAGTGTCCCCTTCCCTGAAGAACCCCTTACACTCCACCAGCGTGTCACTAGCCATGTGTACAAAGTCTGGCTTGTAGTTACGGTGGATGGTGTAAGGGACCATATAAGGCTCGTACTCGAAGCCCTCCAGTACCTTTGCAGTCTCTTCCTCAAAGACACTACGAAACTTCGATTTCTTGGACCTTCGGCTCATTGAATACCTCTACTAAATAGCGTGGACCTGATGAATATGCGAACCCTCTTACGGCAGGCCAGCACTGTTTTTTGTAAGAGCAGTAGGAGCATCCGATAGCGAGTTTCTGGTTGCCACTTTTTCCATCTGCGATAGGCTTGTAGCATACTTCGGGTGGTTCCTCCTGCTCCACTAGCTTTTTTATGCGTTCAATCCTTTCTTCTATATCATAAGATATTAGGTCGTACACAGGAGCTTGTGTGTCCTCTGAGTCGTACAGGAGGTACGTCAGGTGTCCATTCTGTTTGTCCATTGCCAGCCAGCCAAACTTGGTTTCACCTTCTGAGTGAGCGTAGCCCTTGATCTGCCCTATGTACCCAAAAGGGTCGTCGTAAGCCAGAGTCCCTTCCTTGAACTTCTTAAAACCGAAGGTGGAAGTAGACTTCACGTCAGTCACAATCCCGTCGATCCTACAGTCCATAGACCCCTTGATGCCATTGACCTCACACTTCTTCTGCTCATCTGTCACCTTGTGACCAGCAGCTCTTGTGAGGAACAGTAGCAGTTCTTCAATGAGATGACCGTAGAGGAACTTGACGTAGGTGTTAGGAGTCAAGTCTTCCCCTTTGTCCACGTCGTTGTACACATTCCACAGGAAACGCTCATCGCGCCCAATGTTAGACATACGAAGCTTACGCGAGTCGTCTCGGACCTCTGTGAACTCCTTACGCATAAGGTCCTTCACGTTCTCACCGAACAGCTCGATGCAACTCTCGATGTCTACTCCTTCGGCTACCTCTTTGGTAGACACTAGGCTGTAGATGTCGTTCACTAGGTTGTATACGTTTTTCATTTGTATTCTTCCTCTGTACTGGAGACGACAACTCTGGCCTGCTCCGGTGTGCATTTGAACCACTCTCCTCTGCGTTCGTAGAGCTTTTGTAGCTCTGTGTGCGCCTGTGATTCTGCCTGACGACGATCGTTCACGTCATACCTATATTGTAACACATAATCTCTAAAAGGAGAAGAAGTTTGGTAGTTGTTTAAGCGGTCCTCAGCGTCAATAGCCATACCTATCTTTACCCAGTCAGGGAAATTAGGATTGGTAATGGCGTACACCTGACCCTCGACACTGCTCTCGTACTTCTCTAGGCTACTGAAGGCTGCTTGTTCAAAGTTCTTGTAGCGTCCCGGCTTGTGCAAAGGATGGTCTTGTCTGATGTACTTCCCATTTACCCACATGCGATTATTGTTTCTAAATTTTTTCCTTTCGGGATTGTCCTTATAGTACTTGCCGTCTACTTTTGCATAAATCATTCGTACTTCTCCTTAGTGGGTATCTGCCCATGTTGTTCCGACTTTGTACTCTCCGTCCAACGGACATCTGAGATTAAACTCCAGACCCGCCGCCTTGAGACACTCGACTGCGAGCCAACCGAACTTCTCTGCGTCTTTCTCTGCAACTTCCGACTGGACTTCATCATGTATATTCCCTATAATTTTGTAGTCTAACTTCCATAGCTTCGCGTAGTCGTCCAGAATCACCAGTGCTTTCTTCATTACGATAGCCCCTGCTGCCTGCAACAACGTGTTCAAAGCGGAATGTTCAGATCTGACTCCGAGCTTTCTACCGTCAAGTCCAATGAGGTATCCTCTTCCAGCTGCTTCAGATACTCTGTCCTTAAGAGCTGCGAATGATGGGAGATTATTGAGGAAAGATTCTCTAAGCTGTTTGCCAGCCTCTCTTCCTCCTCCAGCCACAGACCCAAGCTTCTCATCTCCTGCTCCGTATAAGAGGGCATAAATAAAAGTTTTAGCCTGATTTCTTGATTCAAGTCCTGCAAGTCGTTGGTTAGCAGTGTGGATATCTCCGTTAATGATTTCATTGGTGTAGTCCTCATCTTTCATGTAATGAGCCAGCATACGCAACTCAAGACCACTAGCGTCAAAGCCGACTAACTTCTTACCTTCTGGCACAGTCCAGCAGGAACGACACTCGTGTCCGTACGGGCTGTGACTTGCGGGAACCTGAGCCATGTTAGGCGACTGATGCGTCATACGTCCTGTGACTGCACCGTTGCTAATGACACGTCCGTGGACCCTGCCGTCTTCCTTCACGTGTTCTAGCCACGAGTTAACCTGCGCGTATCTTTTCTGTAGCATCAGGTACTCACTGACGACTTTAGCTTCAGGAAGATCGATGGTCTCTAGGACTGCTTCATCGACTATTGGGTTGCCTTTCTCCGTGACTTTGTCGAAGCGAACCCCAAGGCTCGAAAGCCTCTTCGCAATTTGCTGCCGAGAACCCACGTTAAAAACTTCAACCTTGTCCTTAAGCTTCTTGCCCGTTTTCTCTGACCAACGCTCGTGGACAATCGGGGGAAACTTCTGCTGTAACTCTTCTTCGATTTCATTCATTCTCTCCTTAAATGTTGCACATAGGTCCCTAGCCAGAGGCTGGTCTAGGGTCCACCCGTTTATCTCCTGCTGCTGAACTGAGGCTTGTACTTTATGCTCTAATTCTATGCAATTAGGGGAAAAGCAAGTCATGTTTTGCATCAAATTCTGATGCACTGCTTCTGTTACTTCAACGTCTCGGATGCAGTAGTCGATCATCTCCTGTGACAACTGGGACCAGTCCGTGTGGTCTCCTTTTGGGAAGCCTAAACATTCTCCCCAGTTTCTGAGAGAGTGTCCACCTGACTTACTTGGCTCGTACAAACGTGATAAAACCAAAGTGTCTAGGACCCTCTCAGGAGCCACTGTGATGCCCCAGAGGCGTTCTAGGACAGGCATATCGTATCCTATTAGGTTATGCCC